AAGGCGGTGCAAACTGGGAAGTAGGTTTAGGTACTATCGGGGCGGGCGGTACAACTCTAGCGAGAACTACCGTCCTTTCCTCATCAAATTCAGGCTCATTGGTAAACTTTGCCAGTGGGACGCAAGACGTATTCTGTGACTACACAGCTAAGACTGCTTTGTATGTAACCAACACTGGTTCACAGATTTCATTACAAGCCCAAGCAACTGACTCAACAGCCACAGGTGGTAATGCTAGGGGTGCTAATGCTGTTGATTGGCAGACTAATAGAAGTGCGGCTACACAAGTAGCAAGCGGTTCTTACACATTTATTGGTGGTGGTACAAATAATACTGCAATAGGTGTAAATTCCAATGTGGTTGGTGGTGCAAATAATGCAGTCAATTATTCTTATCAATTTATTGGTGCAGGGATTAATAACACTATTAGTGGAAGCCCTGCCGCAGTATCTGCCATAGTTGCTGGACAATCAAATTCTATTTCTGGTGGTTATTCTAGTATTGTTGGTGGTCATTTAAATACTGCTTCTGGTTATTTTAATTCAATTGTTGGTGGTGAATCTAATTCTGCTACAGCATTAGCCGCAGTAACAACACAAGTTACAACTATTGCAGTAACAGCTAGTACTACACTTTATTTAACATCTACCAATGCCAACATTAAAGTAGGTCAATTAATATTAGGTACTGGTATTACTGTAATATCAAATTCTAACTCTGCAACCTACGCAACATCTACAGTAACTACTGGTACTCCAGCAGTAATGGCTACCTCAACCATCTCTGGAACAACCTTAACTGTAGGCTCACTTACTAGCGGCACAATCATTGCTGGTCAAGTATTAACAGGCACAGGCGTTACCGCAGGAACTTATATCGTATCTGGCTCAGGTCTTTCATGGGTGGTTAGCGTTTCCCAGACAGTAGCATCAACAACGATTACTGGAACAGCTTACACATTCACAATCAGCCAAAACGCTACAACTGCCGCTGGTGTTACTCTATCTTTCTATACACCTCATGGAGTAGTAGTCGGAGGAGGAAACAACCAAGCTACAGGAGCATATAGCTTTATCGGTGGTGGTGGTGATGCTGGAACAGCGGCTAATAGGAATGTGGCTAGTGGTGATTGGTCTGTAGTGGGTGGTGGTCGTGGAAATACTGCAAGTGGTATTGGAGCATTTGTTGGTTCTGGTGGTTTTTATTCAACTGCTGGCTCTATCTATAACTCAACTGCATCAGGAAATTCATCAGGAATTGTTGCTGGTTTATCTCAAACAGCAAGTGGTTTAGGTTCTTTTATTTCCCATGGATATAACAATACTGCCAATGGACAATTTTCTGGGGCTATTGGAGTTAATACAACAACAAGAGGATTGCAAAATTTTTTGGCTTTAGGCGGTCAATATAATGCCTTTAGTGGCGCTGGAACTGGTCAAGGCGGTTTATTAATTATTGCAAAACAAACAACTGATGCTACTCCAAGCGTTTTAACAACAGATGGTTCAGGAACCGCAGGAACAACAAACCAAGTAATACTACCTAATAACTCTGCTTACTACTTTAAAGCTACTGTTATTGCCAATGTGACAGGCGGTGGAAATACAAAGGCTTGGACACTAGAAGGTGCTATTAAGCGTGGTTCAAGTGTGGGAACAACAGCTATAGTGGGGTCAGTTACGACTAATATCGTAGCGGCTGACGCTGGAGCATCAACTTGGACAGTCACCGCCACAGCAGATACAGCGAATGGTGGATTAGCAATTACCTTTACTGGACAGGCTTCTACTACAATCAGAACTGTTGCAAAAATCGAAACCACAGAAATGACTTACTAATGGTTTATAAATAACCCCTTAACTCAACTAATAGTGTATTAATAGCGCATTTTTAAACTACAAGGAAACAACATGGCACTAAAACTTAACCTAGCATCAACACAATTTGGCGTACCAGCCCCAGAAGCCTACGCTAGAATTACTAACTTCTTTGGCACAAAAGACAATATCCAAGTGCAAGTGGCTATTCACTATGACCAAGCGGCTAGAGAAGGCAATATGGCTACAGTCAGAGAAGATGCCCATTACATCGCTATTGAGGACTTAAAAGGCGATTTAATCCCTGCAATTTATGGCGTATTAAAGACTTTTAGCCAGTACGAAGGCGCAGAGGACTGCTAAATGTCAATGAACCTTGACCAAACAGTAGACAAAATAACACCTACAACAGGTGGCTTAAGCGTTGCTGGACTTATTGCTAATGCTACAACTGTTGTTACTTCTTGGAGTATTCCAACAGGATATAACGCATTAACAGTAGGGCCTATGACAATCAATAGTGGCGTTACGGTAACCGTCCCTTCAGGGAGTCGTTGGGTAGTACTGTAATGTTTGGGAAGCAACCTTTCTCATCCGCCCCTTATTCGGGGTCTAGTAATAAAGTAGTTAGCCAGGCTCTTACATACCTGTCTACAAGCTCTGTAACACTCCTTAAATCGATTTTAAAGACCCTGACATACCTAAGTACTAGCACGGTCACAATCGCCCGTTATGCAGCCCGTTACGTGACGCTGTCATATCTGTCTAGTAGCACATCCACAATCCTAAAGTCCATTACAAAGACGCTTACTTATCTAAGCACCTCTGTAAGCACTTTGGTCAAACTGCCAATTAAGCTATTGTCAGCAACTAGTACATCCGTTGCTTCTATACAACGGGCAATAGCCAAAATCATTAGTACAGTAGTAGAACACGTTATTGTTGTATTAACTGAATCGGCATTTCACCTAATTGCTTTTAGTATTAATGTGGCAAGTACCCCAAGTATCCGTAAAGCCATTTCAACGACAATTACTGCGTTATCAACATCTGTAGCTACTATTGTAAAGTTATTGCCCAAGTCTTTGACTGCATTGTCAAGTTCTGTGTCAAGCATTGTAAAGTTATTAGGGAAAACCCTAACATCTGTGTCAACATCAATAGCTACAGTTTCATTACATAACATACTATTCAAATTATTGTTTGTAGTTGCAAACTCGACAGCAACAATAGGCAACTTTTACCTTAAATTATTTGTTGTCGTCTCTACCACAATTTCTACCTTAAATAAACAAATGTATAAGGTATTTAGCATTATTTCGGCTACAATATCATCATTGATAGTTGCTGTTTTCCCTCGTTTAGGGGCGGTGATAAGATACACCTTTACAGCAGACTTTAGAGACAGATTAATAGGGCTTTATAAAGAACGATTGGCAGAGGCAAATTTACGTGACCGTCTACAAAAACTTAATAAAATCCGCACTGCTTTGGTAAACAAGATTAACAATAAGGTCTCAAAATGAGCCAATTTTCATACAAACTCACTACAGAATCAGAGTTATTTAGCTTTGATTTTAACCCTGTTTTAGGCGTTGGCGAGACAATAAGTACTGCAAACTGTACCGCTATTACCCTTCAAGGCACAGACCCTACCCCATCAACCATACTTTCAGGAAGTCCTGTAGTAAGCCTGGGTAAAGCTACTCAAAGGGTAACTGGTGGCGTGGCAGATAATACTTACCGCTTAATTATGACTTGTACCACTAGCGCTGGTAATACCTATACCTGTACAGGAGATATTCCTGTTTATGACCCTTCTGAGCAAATATAAACATGGGTCACGCAGACTACCTAAGACTTGGTGGCGACTATAACGCAATTTGTGACCGTTGTGGTAGCAAGTTCAAGTTTTCGCAACTAAAGCTAGAGTGGGACGGTTTATACGTTTGTACGGCTAATGGTTGTTGGGAGCCTCGACAACCTCAAGACTATGTTAAAGGTGTGCGAGATGATATGTCAGTACCTGTATCTCGCCCAGACCAACCGCCTGTATATATAGCAGATTTAACAGTTACTGAAATACCAGTAATTACATTGAGTTTTATCAAATTTTTGTATAGAATACTATCAGTTAGTGTATCATCGGTGGTAAGTTTAATCACCACTAAATATCCATTTACACCTGCTAGTAAGGTAGTAAACGGTGCAGCACTAAATACTACGACATTAGGGTAATAAATGGCTATTTTGTTTACCAATAACGCATCAACCAACTTAGCGGCTAGTATTACTAGTGGGGCTACTTCATTAACCGTTACAGGTGGCACTGGTGTATTGTTTCCAAACCCTACAAGCGGTGACTATTTCCTTTTAACTCTTATTGGAATTAGTGGCTCACCTATTGAGATTGTAAAAGTTACTGCTCTGTCTACCGACATAATGACAATCGTAAGGGCGCAAGAAGGCACTACTGCTTCAGCATTTACTGGTGGTGACCAGGTTCAACTAAGAATTACCGCAGGTGTAATGAACGGAGCAGCACAAGCTGGTCTTGCAAGCGGTGGATTAACCGAAAACACTCAAACAATCTCTTCTAGCTATACAATTAGCACTAATAGAAATGCTTTATCAGTCGGCCCAGTTTCTGTGGCAAGTGGACAATCTGTCACAGTACCAAGCGGTAGTCGCTGGGTAATACTTTAAGGAAAATATATGAGTTCAGTAATTATCAGTGGCGATACAAGCGGTACTGTTACAGTTACAGTACCTTCTGTAGCTGGTACAAATACTATAACAATGCCAGCTTTAACAGGTAATGCTCTTGTTTCTACAGGAGTTTCTAGCTCTGTTTTAGCAACAGTAACTAATAAGATAGCTATTAATATTGGTGGTACTGTTTACTATCTATTAGCTAATACTTCAGGAACATAACATGGCATACGGAAATCTTAATGTCGATACAGTAACGACTTCAACGGCTGGTGGTGTACTAGGTGCTGGTAACGCTTCAACACTAAAGAATCGCATTATCAATGGTGCGATGGTTATTGACCAAAGAAACGCTGGTGCTAGTGTTACTCTTTCGACAGATGCTTATACTCTTGATAGATGGATTGGATTTGCTGGTGTAGCTAGTAAAATGTCTATTCAACAAAATGCTGGTTCTGTAACACCACCAATAGGATTTACCAATTATCTAGGTGTTACATCT